TGATTTTGATACCAGATTTACCTTTCGGTTTCCTGGGGGCCATAGCTCCTCCTAGTCCGGCTCAACGATTAACCTGAGGGTCAGATCGAGAGAGGTATAGGTGGGCGTGCCGTCGGTCATGAAGGTACCGTAGATATTCCTGCGGTCTGGCAGGCATACAAATGGGATCGGCATGGTTGGGTAAACGGGGCAGAAATAGTTACCCGTACCGACAAAGTAGGTTGTGAACTGGATCATGCCCAAGTTGGTCTTGGCATGGGCAAGAGACACAACATGCGCTGCATTATCGGCGGGTGGTGTTACCAGAGTGTCCCACAGAAATAGCTTGCCTGCGATGTGCTGAGACCCAGCGTCTACCAAGATGGCAGCCAAGATCTTGCCGGAACCGCCATCGAGGCGAGCAACAGCGAAGGTCATTGGCACGCCAGACGTGCCCACATAGTCGTTGGCGACATACGCACCTGCCACAGTTAATGCGGGGTTGGCAGTAGCGATGATTTTCTTGATCCCCACTATAGAATTGATTTTCATTACTTATCTCCTTGTTTTAGATAGGTTATAATGTCCTGACTTTCTGTCAGGTCATAGTTCTATACTCTTAACGCATCATTGATTTAGACCAAGACACCGGCGGTCTTCAAGGCGTTGATAAGGGCCTGTACCCACTCATCGGTAGTACCGGTCTTAGTTGGGGCAGTTTGTACATCTGCATCGCCGAGAGCTATCTCGGACAAAAGAGTGTTAATCCTCCGCCTGTCTCCAGTGGGGTGTACGTTTTTGATGACGGCGGCAATTTTTGCAGCGGTTAAATATTTAGCCATATCTTTTTATCCTTATACTTGTAAAACATCGTTGTCGAGAAACTCGACATCGATCTTAATTGTCAGGTCGTCCACGGCGGTATAGGTCGGTGTGGCCACGCATTTCAACTGCCCGTATATAGCCATTCCGGGGAGTGTATATTCCAACCCAAGGTTTTTCGGATTGGCACCAGCAACAGCGCCCAGTGTAGTATAGTCAGCCGACGCAACCGGCAACACGCCGATCCAGTGCTGCATATCGGCAGCGCTGAAGCTCATTGCGGCGTGGTTTGCCTGAAAAGTAACCGCGGCGTCGAACAGCCATATTTCCAACTGTGCTTTAATGTTATGGTTGTCGATAATGCGCACCGAGTTGATTTTGTTCAAGCCGCCCGCCTGACGTGTCGCATTATTGAAGGTCATCATGCCGCCCATGCAGTCGCCGGCGTTGTATGCAGTTAATGTAAGGGTCGGCGTTTGGGCAATACTCTTGCCGCCGCCATGATTTGTGATATTTAATGCCATTAGGTCTCCTTTTTCGACGTCGAAAACTATCAGAACCTATAGATTGGGGTAAACCCGAAACACAGTCACGTCACTATATAAGATAATGGTGCCCCAGGTGAGAATTACCTGCCATTTCCAGAGGCCGGCTATATCCAGGTCGGCAGCCACAGTAACATACTTCAGTTTGCCATCTAGACCGGTTGTGACAAAGACAGCAGTTCTCTCAATGGTGGTACCACCCGGCTTCCAGAAACAGAAACACATCTCGGTGCATCCGTTAATAGGTAGGATAGCACCGTTCTGGTCGTACATGGTTTTTATAAAGGGTAGGCCAACATCGCCTATGTGTATTTCGCCTATCATATATTTATGTCCGAACTAACCTCATCGACGAGATAACCTACACTTTGAAATGCTTTGTTGATATCGATATAGGCATTCTCTGTAACATCTTTCCTGATAATGCCATCGCTTTCTAATTTCCCATACAGGCATAAATAGGCTGCCCCAGCATAAGTCACAACCATATAGCCTATTGCTGAGACTGGGATGACATCAATTGCCCCAGCCAGATTAATCGCACTGATGGTCTGAACATGCTCCAGACTTGCAACGACCAAAATATGGGTCTGGGTGGTGGTAATATTCTCTAACTCATGCCCGTGTTCCAGGCTTGCTACCGTGATATTGTGCGCCTGGGTTAGGGTGACACCATCAAGGCTCTGTAGGTGCTCCAGGCTGGCAACCGTCAAGAAGTGATCCTGCGTCAGCGCAATGCCGCTGATTGACTGGAGGTGCTCCAAGTCCTGGACTGCCAGATTATGTACCTGTGTCAGTGTTACGGCGCCCAACTCGTGACTGTGCTCAAGAGACTGTACTTCGAGGTTGTAGGTCGTCGTTATGGCGACGTTGTCCAGTTCCTGAGTGCTTTCCAGTCCGGCCACACTCAGGCTATGAACCTGAGTTAGGACCACACTATCTAAAGACTGGGCGTGCTCCAGGTTCTGGATAACCAGGTCACCAGCCGTAGATAAGGTAACATTTTCAAGCTCTTGAGTATGCTCGGCACTCTGGACACTCAGGTTATGAACCTGAGTTAGTGTGACGCCGCCAAGTTCTTGCGTATGCTCCAAGTTGGCCACACTCAGATTGTGTACCTGAGTAAGAGTGACGCCGCCAAGCTCTTGGGCATGTTCCAAACTCTGGATACCGATATTGTGTACCTGGGTTAGGGTGACGCCGTCTAGCTGTTGAGCATGTTCCAAACTCTGGACAGCTATGCTATGAACCTGCGTCAGGGTAACATTATCGAGTGCTTGTGCGTGCTCCAGGCTCTGCACGTAGAGATCAACACCGAGAGCAATATTTTCTAACTCTTGAGCATGTTCCGCACTCTGTACCGCAAGGTTGTGGACCTGGGTAAGAGTTACACCGCCAAGTTCCTGAGTATGTTCTAGGTTCTGAACCACCAGTACGTTCTCGGTAGTGACCGTGACGTTGGGCAACTCCTGGGTGTGTTCGGCGCTCTGGACAGTAAGGTTATGCACCTGCGTCAGCGTGACACTTCCCAGCTCGTGAGCATGCTCGAGGCTGGCTACACTTAGGTTATGTACCTGCGTGAGAGTGACGCTACCAAGTTCGTGGGCGTGCTCCAGGCTCGCAACCGCAAGATTGTGTACCTGAGTTAGTATTATGTTGTCAAGGTTCTGAACGTGCTCGAGGTTCTGAATATTCAGGTCAACCACGAGAACGACGTTATCTAGCTGTTGGGCATGCTCAGCGCTCTGAATAACCAGATTATGTACTTGGGTCAGAACTACATTGCCGAGCTCTTGGGCATGCTCCATATTCTGGACTACCAGAACATGGACTTGGGTTAGAATTACATTGTCAAGGCTATGTGCATGTTCAAGGTCTTGAATAACAAGGGTAACTGGGCCTCCTCCAAGTTGCTCAAGCCGACCTATTGCTTGACGTCCTAGTGCAGTTTGGCCTAACATTTTATGTTATGGTTGCCCAAGCTGACTTCTGTTGCAGATAATATCCTTCTACGGGTTGTAGCAATACCTCAGTTAGATACTGTGGCACCCTGACTTGTGCAACAGATTGTTGTAACAAAACCTCAACAAGTTCCTGGCTTACTCCACCTCCGGTAATAGTAGTTGGACTAGGAGCTGTATAGGGCACCAATGCCTCAACAGCATATTGCACCGCTCTTATCTGCTGTGAAGTCGGTTGTAACAGCACCTCTACTAGATGCGTTACTACATTAGCCATTATGACACCAGCTTATAACCGAACTCTGCTGCATTAATTCCAGCAATGGTGAATGGAACGCCAGTATCGGGATTTGCATCGCGACAATCCAGCAAATATTGATAAGATGTGCCCAAGGTAAAGGTGGTAGGGCCAGCAGTATCTCCAGACCCGGTATGTTGCATTGGTGTCATTGTTCTAGTTGCTCCAGCATCTTGTTTTGCATAAATAACATGCTGAATAGCAGTAACCACTCCCGAAGCTATGGGGACATCTGCCATAGCAAAGGTATCAATATGCCCTGCTACTGTGTCTGCATTAAAGGTCAAGTCCGCATCAGGGTATTGTTCATTTACATTGGCAAAGTTAGGGCCAAAATTCGGAGTAAACTGAGTGTAAGTACCCGGAGCAACTGGACGTAGACATGCAACTATTTGTGGCCCCAAGAAGTCATTATTGTAGCTACCAGTAATATCCGCCATGTAAAGATCGTCCCATTTGACGCTTGCATAGCCTCCAATACCAATACCGGTAGCATAGTTATTAGCTGTAGATCTAGTATTGCGACTTCCAGTTGATGGGATCCATCCAGTGCTCGTGCCATTTACTCTCAATTCGATAACACCTGCGGTGTTGTGGATTGTTATCTTGATTTCTATGTAATACCAAGTATTCACAGAAATAACATTAGTGGAAGTACCTAAAACGGTACCAGCTCTGGATATTGTTAGATGCCCTGCGCTGTCGCCTCTCAGTGAACATTGCTCAGTTACATTATCATAGAATATTACGCAGTAACTGCCCGTGCCAGGAAGTGTCACAAAGGCCATCGCACCGCCAAAGATAAGCGTAGCCTGGCTCCCTGCTGGTCTATTCTTATAAATAACAGGACTAGGACTCTGACCATTAGTCCACAACCCCTGACCTGGTTGTTGTCGAGCATAAAGTGGCTCAATTACATAGATGTTGCCCGGCGTACCATTAATCCAGCCTGTCCATTTCCTTAGCAAATCAACACTTGTATCCACTGCTCCTGGCATGCCAAAGGTATCATTTAGATAGTGATCAAAACCTTCTATGAACCATACTGCCATAGTGTTTATCTCCTTGTGTACGACAATATCAAAAGTACACGGTTTGCACCAAAGATAGTTCTACTGTCAATGTTGACACGTACTAGATCGCCTGCATTCCACGCAACTGTCCAATGTGACAAATCAGAACTAGTAACTTTGGTTTGTGCACTTAGCGTAGGCTTCTGATCTCCAGTCTGAGTATCTGCTACCGTTGGCGGAAAGTTAGCGTAAGTATCTCTCCATAGGTCGATAACTATCGATATGCTACTGGTAGAGATCAATGTCCAGTCGGCGATAGTCATGTCGCAAGGAATTTCAAAGTCTAGCAACACACCAGTTCCTGGATCCCCATTGATGGCAACCTGTATCTTGCCAGCTTCCAGATCATTCAGTGGATGAGATAAGGCAGGGATAAATACCTCAGCAGATCCACTCAGACTGATCTTGCTGCCGCCATTGGTGCTTTGGTAAACAGTGTCCCGAGACAAAGTAGGTCCAGTCGAACTATATGTGCCTAATCCCGTTTCACTGTTAGCTCCATCGGCAATCCCATAGCAGACGACCTCACCATCTACCACCCCTCCATTGGCAAAAGTCAAACAGCCCGATACGGCGGCACCAAGAGTCATGGTACCTGTGCCAACAGTAGCTGTTGCTACACGCACCAAATCGTGGAATGACATTTAGGCACCAGCCTTTTTAAGTTGGGTCGCGGATGGTATCTGTATAGGCCGGGATATTAACGGTGTTGCCCACCGTCAGTTGTTGCGAAGTGCAGGTGGTTCTTAGGAGCAACAGTGTGGCGCTAATCAAAGCAATCCAGGTAGCAGCACCAGTAACATCTACCGGGACAGCTGACTTAGCAGCTACAGTGACTTTGCGGCCATCGGTACCACCATCTGCAAAGGCAAAATCGCCGGAGGCCATAGCCACATCGGCCAAGGACAAGCTTATGGCCGTGGCGCGAGTAGTCGGCTCCGCGCTACATACATGCATGACGGTGCAGTTGGTCTTGATAATATCGAATGCCCCATCCAAAACGGTATCGTCTACTAACTTAGGCATCTTATCTCCACTTATGTTCTAGGTTCTGAACGATCAGATTGATTTCTTCGGGCGCCTTGCCTAATTTCTTTAGGATCTTCAGGCGCATGACACGGTAAAAATCTTGCCATTTAACGGCGATATTTCTATACAATCGGTATAACATTTCGCTCTCCTTTTACTATAGTGTTGCCGCCTCCAGCATCTCTGCGGGAGTAGCTACTCGATCAACAAATATTGCATCCTGTATACAACCCAACCAGGGATACGCTCCGGGGATCTCGCTGTCACCGACATCGCCTACGCCCGTGCCTAACCAAGTGCCAAGACCTGTCTGCGTAGAACCTTTCTGTGATCCATAATAGTATCCTTTAACTTCGTCGGCTGACTTTGACCATGTAATACCGAATGTGAAAAAGTTGGTGCCGGGGCTAATGTCTGTATAGGTAATTGTCTTCGTCACACCACCGGCCCTGTATTCCAAGAAAACGGTGTTCGCGCCAGTACCCTTGCGCATGTGTACCCAGTTAGAGGCGTTCCTCGCCCAGTTATCCATGCTCCGCTCGACCCCATCAGACCACAGGCCCGCAGAGGCCGCCTGCGCCCAAAATATCATGGAACCGGCGGCACCGCTGAATTTGCCGTAAAAATTCGGATTATTCAGGCTGACATAGGACGGCACGTTATTAAAATACGCCGCAGTCTTGCCGTCGCCCTTCCCGGGATGGCCTAGCTCTACCCCAATATGGTAACCAACATTCCCATAACTGATCTCTTGGGCTATCCCTGATCCAACATTCTCCCATAGGGGATAATAGCCGATGAGGTTAGCACCAAAGAGATTTATAATTTTCTGCCAATAGGGTGTACACATAGGTTATTCCTTTTCGGCGTCGGAAACTAAAATTCCGTGTATTCTTTCCCGCGCCAGGTCGCCTTTACCTTGCCACGGCAGCGGTAGAACGGGACGGGCTCCATCACAAGAGAATTAGGGGTGACTTCTGCCAAAACGATGCCCTGTTGCCAATTTGGAGTGCCCCGGATGTATTCCGGTTTCGTGCTACAGAGACAGAAGCCCTCCTGTGCCATGACTACGCCGTTCCTTCCCGTAGCGTAATGTGTACCGCCCCTATGAGAGTGGCCGGTTAGGGTAGAGATGGCATACTGCTCGTTCTCCAGCTCGCCTTTGGCCGTATAGGCCGAGTATTTGCGGATCAGGTCGCCGTGCTTAACTACCAGCCGGTCATGGAGAACTAGCTCTAAATTGGCCAGCTCGCCCTTCTCCTTCTCCCAGTAAATCCCCTGCTTCTCTAGCTCCAATACAGAGGGAAGAGCGAGTACCCTGAGATCGTAGAGCCCTGGATTTTTCCACAAGTATTTTCGCAGTCTATCTTCGTGGTTGCCAACTAAAAAGAAGATATGTGCTTTGGGAGAAGCGTCCTTCCATTCTCTCTCGCCTTTTTTCCACTCGTCTATCTCGCGCTGCAACCCACCCTTTTTTAAGCGGTCCGGGTTGTGATCAAATTTTGAGATGGCATAAAAGTCCATGGCGTCGCTACCGCTAATACGGATGTCTGGAGCAAAATCCCGAACAATCTGGAGCCCCACACTGCGAGCGGCCTCGTCCTGATAAGGAAAATGCTCGTCTGTAACAAACGCAAGTTTAGTAATAGTTGCCTCCTAATTGGTTGCCTGCGTATCTGGTTTTGCGGCCTTCGCCTGTGCCGCCTGTTTCGCGGCATCTAGTTTCTGCTGGGCTTCGAGATCCTCCCTATAAAAGACCTCGTCGTCCTGAAGCATTGCCTTTATCCGGCGTACTTCGCCTGCCCCTCTGCCCAACACGGTCTGGGCAGTCTCTAGAGAGATCGACGGCGCCGGCTTTGTGCTCATTAATCTGACTACTTCATCGACATTGGCAGACTGGTCTCTGGGCATAATGTCGGCGTAGGAGGGCACGATACGGTTCTCGAGTAGAGCGTCGATGGTGCGCACCTGGATGTCTGGAAACAATTTCTGCTTGAGAATGTTCCCAGTAATATACAAAGCTTGCTTCATGGCCGCAGCATGGTAAGACCGCGACCGACGTATGGCTCTCAATAACGGCCACATGCGGATTTCCAGGGTTGCTCCACTTCTCTGCCCGCCTCCCTGGTCCTCACCAAATGCAACTGGAGGACTGTCGGCGCTGGTTCTCCCCCAGTCGTAGATGAACTTGATGTGGTCGGTCACTCCCTGAGCGACAGCGGCCTTTGCTTCCAAAATTCCTACTTCTGGAGGCGGCGATTGGCCAATACTTCGCCCCAGGTTCCAAAAGGTATTCGGTCCTATGGGGAAGTTTTTAGCATTGAAATCCCTGCCGAGGTTCAAACCCCATCGGACAGGATGGGCGTTGTAGTTGATTGCATCGGCCATGTCAGCCACACGCATGTTCAGCTCGTCCTGGACAGGAATGATGTCGGCGGTCAAGGCATCTCCCCACCAGGTAGAAAACCTCATGCGGGGAACGTAGATGAAGGGCACCACACCAAATGGGTTTACCCCGGAGTAGTCCTTGAGTTGCCGGTCGTTCAAAAAGGTCTCGTGCTTATCTTTGACCCAGTGCTCGATGTAGCGTACCGGCGCACCACTCGCTTCGTAACGGTATTTCTGCTGGGCCTGCTCGGCACTTATCCAAACAATGATATAGACTTCCAAAAGCTCGTTCTGATTTTCGGGGTCCCAGACTGGGAAGAAGCCCTCGCGGGGGATGTGTGTCCAGCGGATGTGGGGGAGACTGTCGGAGAGGTACGGCGAGATCTTCATGGCTGATCCACCGTAAACGTTGCGCTCGAGCTCCATCTCCCAGAACATGGCGCCGGCGCCGCTGATATCCATAATGTTTGTCAACAGGCTTATGGCCTTCTCGTCAGGAGGGGTCACCTCCATGTCCTGCCCAACACTCCAGCGGATAGGCTGTTCGCTCCACTCGCCGAATGCAGCATCGGCCTGAGCCATGGTCAACATCTTTACCAGGTTCAAGCCTATCGGGAACAAGAGAGTGTCTTCGTCCTCGTTGCCCTTTTCAACCTCGATTGTGTCCTGGAAGACATCGCCGTCGAAATAGCGTCGATAGCGCTCGCAAAGCATGAGTTGGTAATCCCACGCAAAACGCGTTCGCTCACTGAGGCTTTCTTCCATGCCGAGGTCCGACCATGAGGGGAAGTCGATACTCATACTATTTTTGTCCTATTCGTCGTCTTTCCCAATAGGCCCTTATTTTGTCACGCGCCTCTTGGGTATGCTTTCGACCCCTCATTTTGGCTCTTGTCTCCTCCGTCGGTCTTATACCTATGTGCGCAGCACTCATCTTGGCTCTCGTCTCCTCTGTGGGTCTTACTCCCATGTGTGCAGCACTTATTCTGTCGCGTTGTTCCTGCGTGCGCTTTTTGCCGGTGGCACTAGCATCCCTCTTGGCTTGCTGTTCTGGGGTCAATTTAAATCCCGGCTTACCCTTGCGCTGAATACTTAACTTGTCGCGTGTCTCTGGCGAAACCGTATGGCCTCTCAGCGTAGCACTGATCCTAGCGCGTGCCTCTGGGGTGTGTCTACGGCCCAGACTTGTGGCGGCTATCTTCGCCTTTGTTTCCTCGCTATGCCTAAGCCCGACGCGGGGGCTGGCGGCTTGCAATACATTAAAAGCGGGGCAGATAGCATCCATCGCCATTTGTTCAAGCGCTATTAAATTCCCAGGACCGCAAAAGAATAGAACATCGAATTTGAACGATGTTTCACCATACTTATCAAAAGCGGTCTGCAAGTGCGGATTGAAATGCTTGCCCCGTCGCAAAAGCCTAAAATGCTTCAGCTCTCGTTGGTAGACATTCACCGAAGACCCAATATATCTCTGCTCATTTGCTGAGCAGATTATGCGGTAGACACCAGCTTGTTTTTTCAATTCTTGACCTGACATGCTCTAAAAGAGAACGCCAGGGACTTTTTTCTTCCCCCAACACACCATTCTATCACAAAAAGTGAATTTTGTCAAGAGTTGCGCTCGGTTTCGAGTGCAGTTGTTTGGCACAATTGACATGGGCAGTCAATTTGCCGATATAAAGTGCAATACCTGCCATCTGTCATCGGCGGGGAGAGTGTTTTATTGGTCAGCCTGCAACGCTCGGTTTCTACTGGCTTCTTCCTGCCCTTGGCAGTTGTAAAGATCTTGTAGCGGAACTGACAGTAGGTACAGTTGTTATGGTGAATAGGGGTCATAGCTACCGTCCTCGATATCCATTTCTGTGGGATGGTCGTAGAGCACTTTGTCTGTAGTGTAAAAGCCACTACCCACGTAGATGACATTGGGTACATCCCAGACCCGGACCAGTTCGCCGTTACATTGCTCATATCTGATGGGAATACGGTAGAGTTGTTCGGGCGCCCTATAATCCATGGCCTGGTGTACTTGCTCTACTCCAATAGGAAAGGGAAATTCTGGAATGGCGAGCTCGCCATGGTGTTCTGTGGGATGTGGCTCATCAAAGCGGTGTACTACTTGCACAGTAGCAGCGCAGCGTTTGCAACGGAATGTATACAGTGGCATTTTCACCTCACGAATTGTTGGACACGGGAACGTACATCGGCACCGTCCCATTCTTTGTTATAGGCCGGCCAGAGCCCCTCTATGAGCTCTATGGGTATCACGAAGGATATTTGCCCATTGGGGAGGTCAATATTGACCGTGGCCCATTCGAGCGAGATTGGCGCTATCCCAGTCTTATAGCCAGCCCCTAGGGCCAGTCGCCCAGCCAGTAGGACAAGCAGATTTCTATCCTCGTACCTATCTTCCATCGCGTCCAAGGCAACGGCCAATCTGGCTACAAGTTGGTAGCCACGAAAGTCCTCGAGGTGCATAATGTCACTGACGATGGCGAGGTCGATTTCTACTTGTTCTTCCTCGCTGAAGTTGTCTCTCCACATTTACTTACCCCACATACCAAAGCGATATAGGATACCAATCACACCGTAGACGGCAATGTCGAAATAGGTGTCTTCGATAGCTTCATTGTTGGGAGTTTTCGGCGTCGAAAACGTTGCGTTGGTTATGTTTGCCCTAAAGCCAGTCAGTGCAAGCAATCGGGAGGTCTTATCCCAGATCCTCGTCACTAGACCGGGTTCGCCGGTCAGTGAAATATTCATCGGGGAATAATCCATATTCTTGGATAAATGTAGTCGGTACATCCCCATGATGGTTTCCATGAAGCCGGTAACCTGTAGAGGGCGTTCTACCTCCAGTGGGTGTACTGGCGGAATATCCGGGTAGTAATAAATCGGTATCTTGTGCTCCATGGCATAGAGGTTCTCGATCTTTGCACCCGGCGAGAGCTTCCAGTTATGGAGCATTAAAATGGCATCGCAGCGAGCTAAGATTTTCAGGTCGCCCAAGATATAGTCATCGTGATCCAGATTTGCATCAATCTCGAAGTGCGCCGTATTCAGGTGTGGGCAGATGGCCACATTGCCACTCTCCCAGACCTCGATGGCGGCTTTTCTGGCATTGGCGATATTCTCGTCGATGTTGCCAACAGTATATAGTCCAGCAATATAAATAATCATTTGAGCCTCACTTTTTGTTGCCATAGACAATTTCGGCGGATGGATCTTTCCACATGTACCAACTCACGGCGCCGAACTTCTCTAAAGACCAGGGATCGCGATAGTTACCATTCCAGCCGAAGGGGTCAACTACCCTCCATAGACCATCAATAAATACTTTCACGTCGAAGTGCAGATGAGGACCAGTCAATGCGCCCGTAGCGCCACTCCTACCAATGACCTCTCCCTCCTTCACTGTCTGACCCGGTACTACATCTATGACCGATAGATGGCCGTAGTGCGTTTGGAATAAAATGTGGTCAACTAGGTGCTGTAGGACAATCTCTAAACCATAACCGAGCTTGGGATAATCCTTGATACTCCAATCGGCCTTCGTCACAATGCCAGACGCGGCGGCCAATACGGGCTCATAGGACATCTTAATATCTAAGCCATTATGTCCATCGTAGCAGTCTACTGTTGATAGACAGGTGCCGATACCGACCTTATCGCCCTTCCATCGTTCGCCGGTATATTTGGTAAATGTGCTATCCAGAGATAGATTAGGATAGCTATGATCGAAGTAGGATGAGATTACCTTCATCCCGTAGTAGGGTGCGCTCAAAAACCGCGGGAGCGTGTCATCTTGGCTGAAGCCAGACAATATGAGCAGGAGGACAGACGACAGCACAATTAATAAAAGCCAGCGTTTCACCCCCGCACCCCATAGGTCCAGGAATAGCAGTCATGCTCTGAAGACCAGGTATCCCATTTGTCATAATTGGGGCACCTGTGCTCTTCTACCACACTCATGGGTTCCCCGGTCACGTTGAACTTGATGCCAGTAACGGAAACCTCCAATTGGCGTCCACACTCGCAGTAGTCCGGCATTCCTCTCTTCAAATACAACCACCTATTCACTACAGTCTCCTAACTCGTCCACCCACAAAGGTTGCTCTTAATTTCCGGTCTCGGTAATTGGCTTTAGCTACAGGAGTGGTCACGTCTGGATCGCTTGGCAGATAGCGCGCGAGGTGACTGAGCTCTGCCAGGCACATCACTATGTCCTGAGGGATGTTCTTATCCTCTTCGGGAATATAAGACCCCAACTGCCGCAACAGCCCCCTGATCGGAGGTAGCGCCCAACGGTGCGAGGTAATATCCAAGCTAAGCGCGTTGAGCATTGCGTTTTTATCAGTAGTAAAAGATAGCTTGTCAGTCTCGATACCTTCCCGCTCGAAACCTAACTCATTCAGTGCCTGCTGAGGGCCGGTGGCATCGATGCCTTTCAAAACTGGCACGAACTTCTGTACGGCGTAGTGGTAAGACCTTAAAAAAGGCTCGTATGAGCCCTTGCCGGCCAGCCAGTGGAAATAGACGAGCTTGTGAGGGGTACGAGTGACATCTGCTACCATGACCACGCCAGCATTCCTCTTGGGGTAGTTATCTATCCCGGGGTCTCCACCAGAGATGTAGACGTGTCCCGGCAAGCGGGGAGTATCTAACAAGATAATGCCATGCCTGGGGTCCTCTTCGAGCTGGTAGCCTCTCTCGGGTTTGCCGTTGTCGGGATTGAGGGCTGACCAAATCTCGTCGTAAGAAGCAATGTCTATGCAAGCCTCGACATGCACTTGGGGGAACATACTCATGCCGAACTCGGGGAAATTGCCTCCCAATTCGACCTCGATCATGTCCGGGGGATACTCTGCTTCCATAGCCCTGATCTGTGCTTTGGTCAGGTGGGTATTCTCGTAGGTGGAGGCCCTCAAACTCCGGTACTGCTCCAAATCGGCAGTTGGGTCCTCCGGCCAGCCTTTGTAGAACCTCTCCCTCAGCCACAGCGCCGCGGAAGGAGAAGTCGTTACGTCCAGGCGGGCCGTTCTCTTCGTCCCGTCCGGTCTCTCACCCCTCAAGCGACCGCGTAATATCTTGACGATATTGCCAGCCATATCCAGTCCAGCCTCATCCAGGTTAACCCTGTCGTACTCAAACCCACGGATGTAGCGGGCGTCTATCCCCGATGTTCTGAATGAATAATCAGAGAAGTTCTTGAAGGTTATGGTAGGGAAGGGGCGGAGCGAAATATCATCAATCAGATGTTCTAGTCTATCGTTGCCCTCGATCCAGCCCATGGCCATTTCAAACGGCAGCTCTGCCTGCTTGGCCGTGACCGAGGTGTTCAGGGCCTTAAAATAGGGAATGCTGATGCAGTCAATCAAATTGGAAGCGGCGACTGCGGCCGTCTTTCCTGCGGCGAGCCCCGCCACGAAAGAAGTGTTGACGACGTCTAATTGGTGCCAGGCCCACTGTTTAGGTAAAGGTGTCCAGTCTCTCAGGTACCACTGCGTACCCAAATGAAACTGGCCGTACTCCCTCCTGATCATGGGGAGGAATTTCTTATCGCCCTCAGTAAGCAGGGACACGTTCCCCTCCTACTGGAGAGAGTGTGACACCATCGCCGGCAATCCCAGTATGCTTGGGCATCCAGCAGAAGTCCTCATCGTAATCGCCGCAGTGAGGGCACTCCCTGCCTTTTGTCCCAACCAAGGCTATCCCAATCCAGATATGCCCGCAATAGTTGCACACTAAATCGTTGTACACACCCCAGCCGTTGCCCGCGGGGGTACCATGCTTAGAACGGTCTACTAATATAAGAAACTCATTCATACTGATATTTATAAAACTCGGTGAGGATGCCATAGAGCTCGTATTTCGATATTTTCCCGGCGTGAGCGTCATTGTGGTGTCTCCTGCATAGAGTGATAATATTCTCGGGCACGTCATCGCCTCCAGCACCCCGAGTTACGATATGGTGCGGCTCTTTCCCTTCGACACAGCCGCCGTGCAGTAATCCATACATGCAGCGGCCATCTCTCTTGTTTACGACGTCTAAAACTACCTTTCTATTCCTCATCTGTACTCCAAGGGAAGAAGGGTTACGAGCGGCCTCAACTTCGTCAGGGGGATTTCGTGGCAGGGGAACTTGCGAGCGCGGTTAATGGGGGCCGCCTCAATATCCTCCCGCGTAGCCCAGCCCAAGAAATAGCCTCTTTTGCGTCTGAGGTTCACCACAGTCATGACGACGATCTCGGCGACAATGGGTTTCTTCTCCGGCCACTGCAAGAAGCGGAAGTCCACGAAGCGAGTAGCCTTGGTGGTCTTGACATCCACCATGCTGCCGCCCCAGACAAAATCAATCCCCCCATCTAGATAAATCTGTAAGACTTCAGGTAAATCGAGTGTCCTGCGGGCTACCAGTTCCCCGGCAGCCCCCAGGAGCTCAATATCTGTCCCGTAGTCTAGGACATGATACTGAGTACGGTTGTGCTCTAGCCTCTGATCTGCGACGGACTTGATGTAGTCCCATGAGGCAGAGAGGTCCATCTATACAGGTACCGGTAATGGCTCGCTCTCGCCCCAGACAAGGTTTTGCACTTGTTTTATAGCTGGGGCTTCAAACTTGCCGGCCTCGGTATTGAGTGCCTGCACCAAGCTCTCGATCAATAAAGACAACTGCTCATCAGTGATACTGAGCTTGAGCGCATCGGCAGCTTGCCGTAACAACACCATGGCAATCTTTTTCTTATCTTCGCCAGTAAGATGCTGGATAATGCCCTGTTGTTCCAGGGCGCGCACGATAATCTCGGCAGTAGTGTAGAGATTGTCAAACAACTGCTGACCGAGTTTGGCAACAAGCAATTTCTTGGCCAAGCCGGATAAAAACACTGCAACATAACCCAGCGCAAGACCAAGTAATACTATGCCGATATTTGCCAACTGCTGAAGTACTATTGTCCAATCGAAATGCATTTCATTCTCCTTATTTGATTAAATATGTTCTGTACGCTAGAAGAGCCAATCCAATATATAAAAGACCAAACAGCAAGCCATATATAGCTTGCGGATGGTAAATAGTAACCAGTACACAGAAAGCGCCAAGCGCTGCACCAAAACATGCCATTCCTGTCTTTTTCATGCGATCACTAAGGCCCATTGGTATGTAACCGCACCGTCGGTCTCGACGTCGAACCAGGCCTTCTCCCATTTCTCTCTATCAAACATTCCGTAGTAGCCAATCCCCTCGGGATTGTTTAGGTAAACGTAGTGCTCATCAGCGCGTTCGAGTATGGAGTAATGACCATCATCTACCCAATTCGCGCCGGTCATCCAGTCCACGATAACAGTGGCGCCGTCTCTGATGGCCTCATTCAGTCGGTCCAGACAGGCACCTTCTCCGTACCGGAAATCCAGGTGGTACTTCTCCAGGATATTAGCTATATTCCATTGGGTGGTACCGTCTTCGTCCGTCTTGAGTTGCCTGGCCAGTTTCTTTTGAGAGACTTTGATGCCCTTGCGTCTTAAGACCTCTTGAACACAAGCCGGCCCACACCAATTTTCTTGTTTCTGTCCTTTGATTATCATTAGTATCTCCTCAATGCGCTCGGCTTGATCTTGCCGTTGTTATAGCCGTTCTCGACACCATTAGAGGCGGTATAGTCATCGACGGGGTGATAAGTAGCTTTTGGCTTGCGAAGTGGGGGTAGCGGTTTATAGCTCTTGAAGCCGTTGTCGTAATCGTCGTAACTCGAGTTTCCAGATCCCCAAAAGAACCTCTCTCCGGCGAGGGAGATGCCCCCAATCAAAGAGATGCGCATCAGCCACACAAAGACAGCAATGATGATGGGCACCCAGAAATGGAATGCTGCCGCGGGGATAACAGTGTTCTTGATGCTGGTGTTACTAATGGTCAGCACCAGCGCCCACCAGGTCCCACCCGCGTTAATGGTAGCGGCCATGAACCAGCCAACCACAGCCATCCATACCCCAACAGCCTCATTCCTGCTCTGCTCCGGCGTAAACATCCGCGCCAGCCCTGCAAAGTCCGTAAGACAGGCAGCCAGCGCCAGTATATTTGCCCAGGGTATATTCATGAAATACTGGCCGGGGAATAAAGACAGCAAACCGAATTGAGTGGTCGTAAAGTTGAAAATCTCAAAACAGACGAGAGCAATGAGCAGAAGTAGCCCCAACAGCGCCCAGCTCCTAAATAAACCTCTGATCTTGTGCAATACAATCATATACACCTCCTAAATTCCTTCGGTGTCATCTTGCCGTTGGTCATTCTTTTGCTCCCATGCCTCAATGGCCTGCTCGAGATCGTCCAAAATCTCTTTGTGCAAATCCGGCCAAGTTGCCAGATCATGAACGGCGCCGCGATAGTTTTCTATGGCACCCGCCGCCTTAGCTCTTATATACAACTTCCCAAGTCTAGGATAGATTTCTGCCACTTCTCCTCCTGGCTTTCCACTGCGCCGTCGCCTCTTTCAGAGCCGCCAAACGTCTGCACTTCCGGCACAATCCCTTCTGTGGACCACGCACAAACTCAACAGGAATGCTATTGCCGCATTTAAGGCAGGGTGTACGCCAAGATGCCATAATTCTCCTAAACTCCTATTCTTTGTTCAGTATCGACGAGCCGTGATGCAATAAACCTAGCGACTGGTGTGCTGACAGCGTTTCCAGCCCCCATAAGTGCAGGTACCCGCGCGGAAACCCTTGCAAATATTCCGCTTGGCATACAGTCGGGACAGCTCCGAATGTATAGTTGGCCCTCCCCGCTTTCGGCGCTCCGCCCTTCGCCTCGCTCGCCGTCAGGGTATAGGTAATCCCATAAGGCCAGCCCAGTAATTCCCATTCTTCCGACGATAAACCAGCGGGCACGTTGCTGGGGCAACCAGTGTTTGCTGTCAATAATTCGCCCAGCGACCCCGTAACTACAGAGTTGAAGCTCGGCAATCCATCCAAGGATAATGTCTCTATTAATAACGGGTTGCTCCACGACCACCCATTTTGGCTTGATTTCTTGGACGAACCGCAACATCTCTGGCCACAGGGATTGATTGGTCTTGACCCCTGATAAACTCCCTGCCTTTGAAGTATGAACGCAGGGCGGCCCTCCGCAAATGACATCGACCAATCGAAATTCTCCTGGATGTGCTTTCGTAATGTCTTGCCCATAAAGAATGTCCAACCTCCACGCCGTTTCAATTCCTGCTTGCTCAAATCCCAGACGCATTCCCCCTGCGCCGTCAAATAAGTGGCCAGCAATCATTCTCCCTCCTAATAATCCAGTGTCAGTTCCTGCTCATATGCCGGAGTGGGAATATTCTCCCAATTACCCTCCCGCCAGGTCCCTATATGGATTTGGTACTTCTTGCAATGCTTGCAACATCGGTAATAGGTAAGTCCAAATATGCCTACGCTTAGATAGATAACCCTGTATTTCATGACCCACCGGTGCCATAAACACATACCCGCCTCCTCACATTTACGCTACAATTCTACCGCAATTGTTCAATTCTGTCAAGGGGCGCTCGATAACGAGTATAGGTGTGCAAAGAGAGAGAGAAAGAAAAGTAGCAAAAGAAAGAGAGAGAGAAACTTCCTTCTTAAGTAATTAAGAAGAAAGAATAAAACGCGAAGTAGTTAAGCAGACTACCGTTAGAAGAATGCCGTTTTGTGACCATTTCAGTCACAGTGAAAGCTTTTGGTAACTTGTTTTCAGTACCAGTGACGGTTTCAGCATTTGCTGAAAGTCACTAAATAATGAAAAGTGACGGGTTACGAAGTTTTCGGTGTCGAAAAGTTTTTGGCTGGGGTTATATGGGAGCTATAAAACCACTAATATACATATATAAAAGTGAGCCCCCCACCCCCTCCATCGTTTACTTTTTCAGATGCGCAGCGCTGATGTCTTGTTGGGAGGGGAGGGGTAGGGGAGTGGGGTCAGGCCTACACTCCACCAAACATGAAAGAACTCGTTGGCCGGCCCGACATACTTCCCGAGCAACCTCGCCAAACAGCTCCTAATCGCATATTCCATAAGGCTCGGTCAAAGAGTGTTCTGCACATTCTATGGCACAACGCCGGCTCCTATTCCAAACATGAAAGAGAAGGAATGCCGCAAAGTACGCGGCTCTATCTAAGATTGCGCCTCCGGCGCCAGCTCGCATCCAGTTCCGCAATCGCAAAGTCTATAATGCTCGCCCAAAGAATGTCAATAGCTATCTCTCAGCACACAGAATAGCTCAAAGGTAATGACATCAAGTGCCTACGGCATAGGTTTGTAATTCATTAAGCCAAGAAAAAGAAAATCTTGGCAACATAGTTATCGCCGTAAAAGGAGCGGCAATCTATGGCTACTAAACTTTATAACGTGTACGTGTATCAGAACAAAGAGTGGATCAAGAGCAATGACGAACCACTCGAGTACGACGCAGCCCAGAGACTGTGCAAAGGGCTGAATGTCAACGGCACACTCGTCAACATGAAGAGCAACGAGCCTGAGCCCGCGAAGGCCAAGAGCAAGGCCAAGGCTACTAAGACAAGCAAGAAGTCGAACACAGCAGTCATTCGCTCAAGCCTGCTTGCCCCTGAAGTCATCCAGATCGCAGCAAAGATACTGGATAGCAACGGCTTCTCACGCTACGACATCGTCAAGATGGCGATAGCGAACAAAGAATTGACCTACAACCAGCAGGTATGGCTGGTGAATACGGCAGCCCAGGCAAAGGCGGCACGATTGGCCCTGGACACCTCGATTGCAGCATTGACCTCATGAGCACTGGCGTAGTTCGTAGCGCCATCCAGTTAGTCCACAAAGCGAGCCGCCTTGGGAAGGATTGTATTCCCAGGGCGGTCTTAGCTTCTGTGGCGACATCGAACCAGGATTTCAGAATGGCTTGCCGCCTAGCCAAGACGAATGGGATTGCCGTGGTTCGATACGACGGTCATCAATTGCAGTTCGCTGGAATAAACGGCGAGCTTGCAAACTTCACAATCATCAAGGAAGGAGCGTTGATCGATGACTAGCATCAGACATTTCGGCGTCGAAAACTCGCAACAACCTGAGCCCAACAACGCCACTCATAACAGCATCATGCTGGGTATAATAATCCCCGAGCCAGAGAAAGACCATCTGCTGGCCGTCATTTTCACCCTGGTCTTCATCGTGGGCATCCTGGCATTTGGCTTATACTTAATCCACTAGAAAGGAGCTTATCATGCCAGATCAATTCGTGCAGGCGTCAAACTACGTTCACAGGGGCGACATGATGGTACTGCGCTCGGCCTTGCCGCTTGGCGATCCACAAAACTGGCCAAAGTTATGGCTAGCAAAGTACCACACCCTCGATGGGTTTCCGTGGGAAGAAACATTTGGGCGCTATCCCACAACCGAAGAACTCATAAGAGCCAGCTTCAAAGAGTGCCCAATCTGCAACAATCCACTCTAAGAAAGGAGCTTATACGTATGGACTTTTATATTCTCGAGAGAGACGGCGAACTCAAGGTTGTCGGCGTCCTCGAAGGCAACGACCCACTGTACGGCGAAGGCAGTTAGAG